GATAAAACTTTCTCCACCTACAATAGACACAGACCATTTGATTGTTGTATTTGTTGAGTCTTTGCATGTAATTACAGCTAAAACTGATGTTGAATCTGCAAGTGTCATTTTTACTAAAGTACTGTTAGCATAAGAACTAAAAGTTGAAGTATTACAACTTGATGTATTGCCAATTGGCTTAATTATTGCTGCCATTATACTCTCCCCGTATCACCAATATTACCAGAAGGGTAATTTCCGGAAGTTAAATCAACTTGACCATCTGATGGTGCTGATTCTTTTTCTTCTTTTTTTGGCTTGCCTTTTTTCTTTTTGCCATCTTCAAGCATCGGCATTGCAAGATCTTCATTCATTTTAGAATCAAGATAATCAGCAACGGTGTCAAGATAATCAGAACCTTTTGTAATTTTTGATTGGACCCAAGCTTCTAACTGACCTTCGCCTTTAAGATGTTGCATTAAACGAGCAATAGCACGACCAGCTGTTGCTAACTCATTACGAGCCATATCAAACTCATAATCAGCTTCTTCTTTTACCGGAGCAGTTTTATTGCTAACTATTGTAGCTTTATAACCACGCTTTTTAAATGAGTTAAGAGCATCATATGCTTTAGAAGAATGAACTTCTTTGTGGTCTACTGCACCTGTTGGACTTACTGTTTTAATATATTGTTTATCTTCAGCTTCTTCTTTTAGCTTTGACTTTTCAGGATGCATTCCATAATAAGCGCCAAGAGCCATACGTTGACGCTCTTTAGTTGATTTACCTGCAAACTTTGGATTCTTTGAATGGACAAAATCAGAAATAGTTTCGCCAGCAGTTGTTGACTTAGATAATACTTCACTTAAACCTTTTTTACCGCTTAGGAGAAGTTTTTTAGAACCTTTTTTGTTCATTGCACCACAACCGCAAGAATCACCTTCTTCATACATATTTCCGCATGATTCACATTTCATTTTTGCTGCTTCGTAAACAGATTCTTTCTGTTTTGAAAACTTAGCTTCTTTGGTTTTACCTTTATATACATCATCTGTATTACCAACACGATCAGCGTGTTTTTCAATCTCGTGCTTTGCAGCAAAAGCCTGACCATCTTTAGACTTTTCCCAGTCAGATAAGTCCATCTTTTCTTTCTTGCTGGACTTAACACCAGCTAAAATTGTCTTAAGATCTTTAGCCATTTTTTTTCCTTTAATTATTCTGTATCTTCTGACTCATTTTGATCATAACCATACATCTGTTGAGCAATCTGTATTTTTTTATTATTAACAGCAGCTTGTAATCTATCAACAATAAGATCATTAAATGCTTGTTCAAATTCTACAGGTTTTTGTTCCAAAGCAGTTGAAACTAAATCTTGTAATTCATATTTATAATTATCTGTCATATCAATTATCCTTGGTTTGGTGCGCTAGACATTTGTTTAACAATATCAGGGTTTTTAGCAACAATTTGTACTGCTCTTTTATAAGCAGATTCATCTTGCATATTTCTATTGTTACCTTTTTTCTTCATCTGATCTACTGTAACTAATGCCTGTCTAACTTTTTCATACTTATTAGATTCTTCAGGAGTTTGTTGTTGTTGTTCGCCTTGTCCTTGTTGCATTTCAGAATTATGTTGAGCAATCATTTGAACATTTTGTTCAATTGCTGGATTAATCCAACGTGGTTCCTGAGTTGCATTTTCAGCATTAATTTGAGCGTCATATTCAACAATTTTATCATCTGACTGTTTAAGAATATTTTTACGAATCCAGCTGTGTGGGTAATATTTACCAGCCATATCTTGAAAATTACGAGCAAGGTTAATTCTTGCTTCTGCAATTTCATTATCTTTTAACTCAGTAAAATAATTATCTTTGGCAAAATCAAATTTAACATCATGTACTAAATCATGCCATTCTTCAATAGTCATAATACCTTTTAATACCAATTGTTTTTCCATAATCGCTAAAAACAATTGAGAAAATTTTGAACGAAGGCGAATAATAAAACGCCCAAATTTTAATTCGTCTCTGGTAATTTCTGTTGCTCTGCCAATTGAAAATAGAGCATCAGAGTTTAATCTTGAAACTGGAACGTTAAGTGTTTGTAGAAATTTCTTTTGGAAATAAAGAACATCATCCATTTGGCCAAGTGTTTGACCGCCAGGAAGCGTGGTAACCTCTGTACCCCTTCCTCCTTCACGACGAGGAAGCCAATAATCCTCCAACATCGTCATGAATTTGCGATCATCCCTAACTTCACCAGTAGATGCATCATAAATTAATCTATTCTTATGCTTAACCATAATGTCGCGTACATACTGTTCAGCTTTAATCTTAGGTAAATTACCAACGTCAATATACCAAATACGACGTTCTGGTGCACGAGCAAGACGATAAATTACAAGAGCATCTTCGAGAGTACGTAGCTGGTTCAATGCCTTAATAGCTTTATGTAAATATGATAAAACCATTGTGCCTTGGTTATCAGTTAATCCTGATGTTACATGAAGAATAGAATCCTTGGCAATTCTTAAACCAGATGTTGCTGGACCTGTAGTTTTATTACCATAACTAAATCCTTTATCATTGAAAATATAATATTCATTGATAGTTTTAGTTACCATAGCATCGCCGCTAGCAGCAGTTGAATTAATTTTCTTTCTTGCGATTTCTCTTACTTTACGAATTTTACGTGGGTCAATGTATCGAACTTCTTTAATGCCTTCTCTGGGCGTATTTTCATCGACAATAACATGATAGTATAAACGTCCATCAATATACCAACGTCTATAAATGTCATAAGCGTGTTTATTAAAATCTAAAATTCTTAAACATGATTGAAATTCATCACGAATAACTTTTTTAATATTATCTGAAATTTTAGTATTATCTAAATTGATAGTTACAATTTGATCTTCGTCAATAGACATTGTTTCATTAACAATTTCATCAACGGCTGCATCACATTCTGGCTGTAATGCCATTTCACGATATTTGGTAACAAGCTCTGCTTCTGTTCTTACTGTACCATCAAGATCAACGTAAGTACCAAATGAACCACCAGCTGCAACAACTACTGCGCCATCATCCGACTCTTTTGGAGCAAATGATGTTACCTTATCAACCTGATCTTTTTTTTTGAATTCAAATCCGAATAATTCTGCCATTTATATCTCCAAAGTGGGGAGAATTATATTCTCCCCTATTACATCATTTAATTTTTTTATTTTTAGCCTGGGCCAAGTGGACCATCCACAACAGTATCTCCACCATAAACATTAACACCGCCAGCGCTCTTAGAAGAAGATTCAACGCCAGGAGTCCAGTAATCGTATGAAAATGATACTGGGAACGTTTCAATATTATTAGTTGTATCCCAATCAAGAGCGATACCACCAATTTCAGTTGGGAAAGCTCCAATAATATTGTAAGATCTAATTACAGAACCATCCTTAGAATATTGAATAACAGACAAGTCTGACTTGTAATTTTCAGAAGAAACATTTGGATCACGAACATTCGATACCAAGCGATTCATTGCATTAGACCATTTCTCAAACAATGCACGAACAGAAAAATCCTCATCATTCATTACATTAACTTGCCATGCACCAAATTCTCGATCACCAGCAAGTTTAATTTTACGTCCAAAATAAGGAATTTCAAACTGTCCGATAGTCGAAGCAGGAAGTTCAGCAGTTCTGCAAACGAATTCAAATTTCTGAGTTGATGCTGTGTCGATACCAATACCTTGTGGTGTTGATAAACGAACATTAAAGAGGGATGGTCTGGCACCACCGTATACCAGACCATTTGACTTAAACGTATTAATATTAAATGGCATCTTTGTTACTCCTTTTGAGTCTTTATTCTATTTATTAAAATTTGCCAACAACTTCGGAGAACTGAACACCAGTAGCAACAGCTACGAAATTCAACTGAATAAAGTTGATAGAACGAGCTGGTTTAATATAGATATCACCAACAAACTGGTTGCTGTCAATAACCTGAGGAGTATTATTAGTTTCATCGCATACTACCAAAAAGTCAGTAATACCACGGCGACCTTGAATATTTCTCAGATATGGAGTAACAAGATTTTTAAATTGAGATCTTGTGAAAGCATCATTGAACTCGAAGAGAGAATATTTTGCAGCAGTAGCAATAGCCTTTTCAAGAATAATAAACAAACGACGAACGTTGATACGATCAAATGCCGATGGTTTAGTTTGAAGGGTCTTATCGCCATAAAGAACAGTTCCCTGACCTGGAAATGTTACAACTGGATTAATATTTTTGGAATAAAGAACATCACGTTCTGCTTTATTTGGATTATAAGCAAGCTTAATGATATTCTTAATCTGACCGCGATTGAAACCAGCTGGTGACCACCAAGCATCATTTGTCTGATCAGTGCGAACACAAAGTCCAGCAATATCACCGTTTAATGGAATCCAACGATAAACATCATTGTAACGATCATACTGATACTTATATCCGCTGTCCATTACTGCATAAGAAGTACTACGAAGAGCATTTCTCCATCTCACAAGACCATCTGACTGTGTGCCAAATGCATTTAATGTAATACCTTTATCTGGCGAAATGAGAGCAACGCAATCTTTACGAGTTTCGCAGATGTTATCAATAATGTAATTAGCGAGTTGGAAGTTTA